TCCCTGGGTTGAGATGCCGACGGCGCGTTTCGGCGAGGTCACGCAACAGCCTTTCCCCTCTGCCCATGCGGAAACCCCGATACTCGAAGCGCCTCAACAGAACTTGATTCCTGAGCCGTCCATGCCTGAGTATGCCAGCCTTGTACCTGAAGCGTGGCTCTCGAAAATGCCTGATGGCCTGACGCCAGGGGCGCAATCTCGATGGATTAGCGAACAGCGTGAGTACCGGCGCATCCTGGACAGCGAACTGTTCCGCCGTCAAGTGAGCGAGACGGATAAAGAGCGAATGGTCCGGTGGGCCAAGGACGCCGCTATGACGCCCGTGGACTTTGGCAACCTGATTCGAGCGAATATGGCGAGCGTGGACCTTTCCTACCTGCGTCAGCAAGCCTTTCTGATTCCTGGCAATCCTGCCGCGTTCGCTCATAGTTTCCGGGATGCGCTCCGCGCCATGTGGTCTGATGCGTATGCCCGGAATTCTGACGACGCGATAAAATCCGACCCCTTCTATAAGTATTCTGAAGGTGGACCAGCCTTCCTCCGCGAATTGGACAGCCCTCTAGCTAAGGCATGGGAGAGAGAGGAGCAGTTCCTCATCTTGGGCGGGCAAAGACCTCTCCAACGGCTTGCCAGGAAGATGGTATGGCTCACCATCTCCAACCGCGCCTTCGTCACCGGCATCAACTCGATGAACTGGGCCATCTACAAAGGCCATCTGCGGATGTTGTTCCGTCACAATGAGCAAATTGCGGCTGGTCTGAGAAAAGGCTCTATTATGAGCGAAGCCCAGATCAAGAGGTCCGCTGACCATATGGCGCGGATGCTGGCCGACTTCTCCGGGCGGGGGCCTCTGGGGCCGCTCACGGAAGCATCCCCGATTCTGAACAACCTCGTCTTCTCTGTTCGCATGAACATAGGACGCCTTTTGATGCCCCGCCATCTGATAGTTGGAGACCGATGGTCCCGGCAAGCCGCTTGGAAGAACATGCTATCAGCGATTGGTGTTTATGGCGGGCTAATCCTTGGTGGACGTGAGATGGGTCTTTGGGATGTGGAAACAGACCCCAGAAGCAGCGATTTTATGAAAATCAAGATAGGGCGCATCCGCATTGACCCCTGGGGCGGCGGCCAACAGTTTGCCATTCTCTACGGCAGGCTCCTCCCGGTTATGGGCGGCATCAAACTTGGGTCCACTGGAGAGATTACAGACTACGATTTCGCTACGGGGGTTGCCAGGTTCAGCCGTACAAAGGCTGCGCCTCTAGTAGACAAGGTCCTACAGGCATGGTTCGCAACAGATTTCAAGGGGACACCTATTGAGCGGAAGGATTGGAAACGGTGGCTTAGAGAGAGTGCCCCGTTCACAGTGCAGGATATCATTGAGGCATTCGCGGCTGAAGGACTTACCGGCTTGTTCGCAGCTATCCCAGGTATTGTTGGGGCTGGTGTGACGGCGCATGAGCTAACACTGAACGACGTGGCTAAAGACCTCTATGGGGTTGAGTACGATAATATCCCAACTACGGGAGGCGGGGCACAAGCCAGAGAGCGCATCCGGAAAGAATTGGAACGGCGGCGCAATCCCCGTGAGAAGCGGAGTGAGGCGGAAGCGGAGGAGAGGACAAAACGGCGGGCTGAAGAGCGCAAAAAGAGACGTGAGGAAGCATGGACAGGGCGGCCTGGCCAGGCGCCCGCACCCTCTCAGGTAGCGCCGCAACCCGCACGGCCTGCTGGTCCGAAGGTGGCGCCCGTTCGCGTTCTCCCCCAGTTGTCCGGCGCGACGATAGCCGCGTTGGGCCGCTACTGGTATGAAGAGGTTGCGCTCGATGCACCGGCCCTGGCGGACCTGCGGCGTGTGTTTCAGGCCGACCAGAAGGCATCGGGTTTTAGCGACTTCGAGCAATGGTTGTTGGGATTGAAAGCCGCCGTTGCGCCTTAGTGGTATAATCTTTCATTGGAGGGCGATAGTATGGTGATGAAAGCTGAACCTCAAACGGAACTGGAGCCAGTTTTAGAGCCGTCTTCACTTTTGGAGCCGGTCTCTGAGCCTGAGCCCACAACCCCAGAGGCAAAGCCCGCAAGGGTTCCAAAGGCTGTAAAGGAGTCTGACAAGACTTCGGCTGCGCCCGAGCCCGCGCCAGAGAAAGCCCCGTCGGAGCGGACCTACTCCCAGAAAGAGTGGTCCGATCTCCAGTCGGCGAAGGACCGGGAGCTTGCCCAATACCGGCAGGCGACAATCCAGATGGCCCAGCGGATGCAGGCGGAAAGGGCGAAAGCTGAAGAAGACGTAGCCCACGCCCGTGACATGAGGGCCGTCGAGGATGGGTCACTCACAGAGTCCGATGCCGAACAGCGCCAGCGCATCCGGGCGGAAAAAGCGCAAGGCTTGCGAGAAGTAGCGGCGCTCAGGAGCCAGCAACAGCAAATTATGGCTGACGGTGAGGAGTACACACGAATCACTGTGGCGCACGCGCTGGGGAAGATGTTCGAGGTAGACCCGAGCATCCTGATTAACGACAAGTCGCTTACAAGCGGCGAGTTGATGGAGCAAAAAGCCTACGGGCTCCGGGAAGGGAAGTACAAGGCGCGTCTGACGGACCTGGAGAAGCGGGAGGCTGCGCTTGCCGCCAAACAGGAACCTCCAGAGAAGTTCGACGACAACCTGGCGAGTTCCGGGGCGCGTGGGAAATCAGATGAACAAGTCCTGCGGGAAATGTACCCAACCATGACGTAACAGGAGGGCCTTAAATGGCAACTCTGACAAGTTCCTACCTAACTCTGGCGGACTGGTCTCAGCGCCAGAAGCCAAGTGGGGGGATTGACCAGATGATTGAAATTCTGGTCAACTCGAACCCTATCATCAAGGATGCGAATATCCTGGAGGGCAACCTGCCGACGGGACATCGCTATACCCGGAGGGTCTCAGACCCGGCGGGCAGTTGGCGGTTGCTTAACCAGGGCGTCGCATCCGAGAAGTCCACCACGGAGCAGTTCACGGACCTATGCGGCATCCTGGAGTCGTACAGCACCCTGGATGTGGACGTGGCGATGCTGAACGGCAATACCAGGGAGTTCCGGGCCTCTGAGGATGCGGGATTCGTCACGGGTCTGAACGACACGATGGCGACGGCCCTGTTCTACGGGGACCAGAACACAGACCCGGAGAAGATGCACGGCCTTGACAAGCGGTACAACTCCCTGACAAGCCCGGCGGGGGCGACCTCGACGCAGATGATAAGCGGGGGGGGTAGCGCAAGCACCAATACCTCCATCTGGCTCGTAACCTGGGGACCGAAGACCTGCACCCTCATCTACCCCAAGGGGAGCAAGGCCGGACTCTCCCAAGAGGACCTGGGCAAAGACCTGGTGCGCGACTCCAACAACTTGACCTACCAGGCATGGGTGACGAAGTTCCAATGGAAGATTGGCCTCGCCATCCCCGACTATCGGTACGTGATCCGCATCTGCAATGTGGACGTGGACCTTCTGACCTCCGACGCCGCCACGGGCGCCGACCTGCTGGACAAGCTCATCGACGCCTACTACGCCCGGCCCACGGTGGACCTCGGCAAGATGGCAAAGACCTTCATCTACTGCAACAAGACGGTAGGGAAGTTCCTGCACAAGCAGGCGTCGAACAAGGCCAACGTCAACCTGACCGTTGACTCCGCGGCTGGCAAGCCAATGGTGAGCCTGCTGGACGCGCCGGTCCACATCTGCGACAACATCACGAGCACGGAAGCGACAATCACCTAAAGGGGATAACCCCCTTTGAAGGAGAAGACTCATGTTCATAGATGCCAATCTCTTACTGAGTAACGAGCAGGACATCGGGGCCGGTGGCGGGACGCAGGTTTCGACCAACACCATCGACCTCGGTGTGGCAAAGTCCCTCTGGCACGGACGCCAGCTCTACGTGGTGATTGTGGTGGACGAATCCTTCGCTACCTCAACCTCCATCAACTTCCAGGTCGTGACGGACACCGTTGCGGCCCTGAGTTCGCCCACTGTCCAGGTGGAGACGGGCGCGGTGGTAATCGCCAGCCTGACGGCGGGGCGTGTCCCCATCGTCATCCCCATCGGGAGCGTTCTCGATACCAGGGAGCGATACCTGGGGATGCAATACACCGAAGCCGGTTCCGCTTCCACGGCGGGCAAGGTCACGGCGTTCGTCGCGGTTGACCCCGCATAAGGCGCATCAACATCCTGACCACCAGGGGTGGGGGAAACCTCACCCCTGCCGGTAGCTTTAAGGAGGCTATCCGATGGCAGTGAGAACGAACTGGGCTGAAATCCATTCAGCCTGGACACAAATTATAGATAGCGAATACCTCTACTTCGGGGACGCCAAGGATGTGTCCCTGCGGTGGACCGGCTCTCTCTTCGAAATGCTCCCCCTGACCGACGACACGGGAGCCTTCAACATCGGCAACGGCACTAAGGACTTCGACGTAAAGGTCTTCCTGGGTAACACCACCCACTACGGTCTGTTCGATGTCGGCAACCAACGCCTGGACCTCCAGGGGACCTCGATGCACCTTCGCCTGGGGACCTTCGCCAGCGCGACCTCCGGGTCAGGCGTGGCTATGACCGCCGCTCTCAGCCAAGCGTTGCAGGTCTATGTTGACGACGGCAATGCGGCCATCGCCTCCAGCGTACTGACGAGAGGCGGGCGCTTCCGCAACCTCCAGGTCTACACCGGCGGCAACCGTGAGCAAGAGGCCGTCGGGCTGATTGGGCAGATAGTCAGCGTCGCGGGCACCAACCGGCACAACATGGCCGGCCTCATGGGNAGCTACGAAGCCCAAACGTCCCTGACTGTGGATGGGCAGGCT